GTCGGTCTCCAGCCGGAGTCTGCCGGGAATCCCATGTCTTCATCTGAATACTTCACGTTCTTCAACTCTCCCCAATGTGTCCATTTTGATGCGGTAATATTGCTCACACAAACGCCAGCATCGGTTCCTTGAGCCTCAATGACCTTACTGCCGCCGATGTAAAGCCCGATGTGTTTATAGTTCTGTTTGCTCTTGTCATATACAAATACGGCGGTTCCGGGCTTCAGTGTCTGCCCGTCACTTCGCCTGCCTCGCACAAGCGTTCCTTTCGCCGCACAATAGCTCAAATAGATCGTGTTCGACCCGTGGGCGATATAAATCTTGTGTCTCTCAAAAGCCCACTTAAAAAGGCCGCTACAATCAGCGACCTTGTGTCCTATCCACTTGTCCCCGATCAGTGCGGCTCGATAGTAGTTGTCATCCTTTGCCTCGGAGTTGATCTTCCAATTCGTGCCGTACTTGTTGACCATGTAGTTGACTTTCTGCTTCTGCTTGGCGGCTGTCCACTCATCGCCTGCCTGCCCCCAGATGTACCCCCATTTCTCTTCAAGAGCCTGCTCAAACAACTTGATGAGGGCTTCGCTCGACATCACGTTTGTACTCATATTTAATTCTCCTTATTAAAAACACTCCCCTGATGGGGAGTGCTGGGTTAATACCTACGGTACTCACGGGTATCGTACCGTGAACAGCCCTCTTTAAGTCCATGTTTGGTTCATTCAAAGGTCACTTTTTGATAATTCTCCTACAAACCCGGATTCGCCGTTTGCCGTTCGTTTACTACCGTCAACTTCGGAGATGGTCTGAAGCGCCCGGAAAAAACATCCGTCTGTGGGATTCGCATGGCAAGTGCGACCAATTCTTCAAGACGGTAACCGGATGAGCCGCTGTGCCTGTTGATAATAGGTCACTTTTCGTTCCAATACTCTCTTACAACCGGATCAAGGCATCCTTCTTCATAAGGATTTCTTGTGCAATCAGTCCCATTGTGAGCAGGACATCTTATGCATGGATTATTCTCTTTCAGATATTTTTCATACTCTTCGTTTGTCATTTCTATACCTCCAAACCAACGGTCACTTTTGTTCACGAATCATTCTCAAAAGGCGTACCTCAAACTCTCCTGTGCATCGGAATGTCGTAAACTACAGCTACTCATGCCCCGGGTCGAGCCACTGTCTTAATTTGAGAGTTATCTTTTTGTGGACGCATCCACTTGCACACTCCACTATGTCCGAAAACACTGGAGGCCTAACTTATTGGTCACGTTAACTTGCAGAAGATGCCACATCAAGCAAAAGCTCCTCGGTTTTCCCTTCTGCTCTGCCCACCCAACCATCCACAAAGGTCACATTGAATAGTAGATACATAGGAAAATTAAGCAGATAAATCCAATAGTCGGCATTATCCAATCAATCAGTAGAGTTAATGCTTTCTGTATGAAGTCAAACATACTATTACCTTTCGGTCACATTAATTCACGGCTTGGTTCAGACTTCAACCCTCATTTAATGATTGTGGCATTGCCACGCACAGCTTTTGCTGATTCTCAACCGCATGGTCACTTTAGCATCCTATTCAATTTCCTCAACCATCGTGCTTTTCTGTGACCTTTTTTGCTGATAAGAAAGCAGTATATCCATTCCAAATTTATGATGCTTGGATAGTTCAATTTTAGTTTGCTCATTCTCAACTCCAATGGTCACTTTAACTGCTATTTCATGTGAGCAAATACGATGTCTCCGCCCCTGTAGACGATCCGCTTTACCTGTGTGAGCGAGAGGTTGAATTCGATGCACAGCTCATCCAGCGTGGCATCGTCCACATAGAACCTGATCAGCATTTTCCTGTCCCGTGCGCTGTGAATAAACTCTTTCGTTATCTCCTCAAAGCGAAAGTTACTGAAATCCCGATGTTTCCTGCGCATTGGTCACCTCCACACCACGAAGGTTGTTCAGCGTGTTAAGGATGTCTTTGGTTCTGGAGGTGTAGCCAGTGACGAACACATAAGCCATAATGACCATTGCAACAAAGGCGGATACAGAAACGAGGGCGATAAACTTGATCGCCCTCGATAGGTGCATCATCTCTGCCTGATGCTGGTGCTTCGGGATCATCGGGACATTATCCATTGCCATCCTCCTCATCGGGCGGTTCGATATGATACGGATCTTTAACCTCCGGCAATCCGGTTGCGATAGAGGTGAGGCAGGAGAGAACAAAACTGACACCGGATACGGAAAGGGCTTTCAGCCAATCCACTTCGGAGAATGCAGCCCCTACGCCAATAAAGGCAACGAATGTTTGGGCGAACGTTCGGATCGCCCGGATCAGCATCGCTACCAGAAACTTTTTCCAATCCATAGGATCATCCTTTCTTGATGTTTAACTGTGTTTCAATGGCGACCAAACGCCTGTCGAACTTGTTGTGTGCATCGACCTTCTCGTTCAGATCCCTGATCTTTGATTCAACCTGTTCCATGCGGTAGTCAATGAAATGAGATTGCTGCCGGATCGTGAGGATCGTCCCGATCAGCGGCCCAAGTGCGGCAATTAACGCCACTACGATAGTCACCCAATCCATTATACTCGACCACCTTTCTTCTTCGCCGCAGCGGCTTCACGCCGCTTCCTCATCTCTTCCTCGGCATTCCAATTACCCTTGCCCTGCGCCTTGGCAGCCTCACGCCGTTTCTTCATCTCTTCTTCGGCGTTCCAATTACCTTTGCCCTGCGCCTTGGCAGCTTCACGGCGTTCCTTCAAGACCTCTTTCTCGTTCCACCTCTTTTTCGCCGTGGGAGTTTTTACTTCGGTGAAGCCTTGGGCGATGATGTCACGAGTGTTGTCGGATGTGGGATTCGTGCCGCTCTTTCCGGTCTGCTTGGCAGAGGCGGAGGAAACGCCGCTCTTTGAGTTTCTCTTTTCAAGGTCACGAAGCCCCTTCGGGTTACCAAGGGAAGTCTGTTCGATATCATTCCCACTTTTGTTAGCGCTCTGCGGTCTGCTGTTTCTCTTGGTGCTTTTTTCGAGATCATGAAGCCCCTTCGGGTTACCAAGGGAAGTCTGAACGATATCGTTTCCGCTTTTAATGGCTCTCTGCGGTCTGCTGTTTGTCTTGCTACTCTTTTCAAGGTCACGAAGCCCCTTCGGGTTGCCAAGGGATGTCTGGATGAGATCGTTCCCACTTTTGTTGGCGCTCTGCGGTCTGCTGTTTTTCTTGTTGCTCCTTTCAAGCTCCTGAAGCCCCCATGAGCGACCAAGGGTTGTCTGCTCGATATCGTCCCAGCCTTTAATGGCTTTCTGCGGTCTGCTGTTTTTCTTGGTCGGTGTGGTTGGCTTGGCTGATGTGGTTTTCGTTATCGTGACATCGTTTCCGCTTTTGTTGGCACTCTGCGGTCTGCTGTTTTTCTTGCCTGTTGTGGTATTCGTAGCTGTCGGCTTTGGAATCATGCCCTCATGAGCGGCTCTCCCTCCGGTCGCAGCAGGCTTGCTGCTCGGAGTTGACTCCCTCTTCATTCGAGGATTTACATATGTCTTTGTAGTAGTGCTGGTTTTTACAGTTGGCTGGGATGTGGGATTCCTGCTGCTCGGATAGCCACGCTTCGTAAGGTCTGCGTTCCCCGGTCTCCAAACATAGCCGGATGTTGGGGAGTGTGTACCATCCGAATTATAATAGGGCTTTCTGGTGGTTTTCTTTTTCCCGTTCATCATGTCCTTATCATAGGATCTAACAGACATTAGGTACCACCTCCTGACTCAATCGCCGTCACAGCAAGCTCCGGCGTATCACCGGAATCATCAACGGTAACATTGTAAGATGCTGTGTCAGTAGTCAGGGTCACTGCACTGCTGCTGATATTTGTGGGGATCGTAGCCACAGCAGTGTTAAGGGAAACAAGCACCTCGGCTACAGTGATCTCCTGCCAATGGGAAGCCTTCCAATTCTCCGCAGTTCCGATATTCTGCTTCGCCTTGTAGAGCTTACCTTCATGCTTGCGAATATCTCCCTTGGAATACGTTGTCTTCGTGTATTCCGGGGCGATAATCGCAAGGCTGCTGTCGATATCCGCCGCCATCTTCGTGTTTGTGCTGGCGATCATGTCCATCGTCATCTTGGCAACTTCCTGCAACGGGCTGGGCAGTGGATTGAAATACAGGGCATCAGGGCAGGGCGTTCCGGCTTTTGCGTTCTGTACGCACTGATAGAAGATACCGTTCGGGTAGCGCATCACATCGCCTGCAACATAAGCCGTGTCGCTACTCCATTCTCCTTTTAGGGTCATAGTATTCACCTCTCATTATTTTGTTTATGTCAAAAGCCATAGGCTTGTGTTTTAGGCGAACGTGATCGTCACATCGCCCGTGACCTGCGAAGCATCGCCGTTCTGTACGGACAGGCACACAACGCAGGAGTCATATCCCGTGTAGCTGGAAATGTCGAACGTGGACTTGTTGTTGGCAAAATTGACCTCCACAACATCCGCAACAGACCGACAACCTTTACCGGAGATATTGTAAGTGGGCTGCTGCGTGGAGTCGGCAAGCACAAAGCCGCCCTTCCGGTCAAAGCCGCTCGGGGCATTGATCGTAATGCTCGTTGTTCCTTGCGGAATCATAATCGGATACAGGCTGTTGAACGAACTGTCGCTCGTGGATATTGCCTTGTACCCGGCGGTAGTGGGAGTCGGGTCAAGGTAAAGCCGGTACCTCGCATTGTAGGAGCCTGCGCCGATGTAGTCCTTGCCCTGCGAATAGCTCGAACCGCAACCATATCCGTCAATCTTCGTGAGCGAAGTGCTGGCGTTAATGGTAACTGTGGAGGTGATAGCGCAATCTGCGCTCTTCGATCCACACATAGCGGAGATCGTACAGGAGCCAACGCCTGTACACGTGACGAGGCCCGTTGCGCTTACTGTCGCCACATTCGGGTTGGAAGAATACCAGATCAATTCGTCTGTGGTGTTTGCAGGGAGCGCAGCGGCGGTCAACTGTTTCGTTGCGCCGATAGCTGTAAAGGAATGTGTCGAGTCTGAAATGGAAACGGATGTACACGGGATGGGATCGGTAAGCGTTACTGTGTCCACTTTGTTCGTGGCAAAGTTCGCTCCCTTTATCACAAGAGCTTTTGTCATGGTTGTTCCCCCTTATTCAATCTCATAGGAATACTGCCCGTACTGCCTGTCCACTCCGTCCTTGCTGTAGTGCGCCCCGACTTGGAAGACCTTCACTGTCTTTTCTTCCCGGTCTACGGCAAGCGCAACGAAGTGATCCTCGGAGCGAAGCCCTGCGACTCTTGGCGTATCGCTCTGTGTCTCTGCTGCGAGTCCGGCAGCGGCAACTGTATAAGAAGCCTGTCCGTGGTAGTGGCTTGTTTCGACAATGCTCATGTGCCAATGCCCACAGATATATGTAATGAACTCCCCTTCTCCACGGGAAGTGAAGTCAGCATCCACGCTGATGGATGTGCCAAACGTACCGGATACCGTATAGTCATAGGACTTCTCAAGAGATGTGCCATTCACCCAAGCGTTAACAATGTCCTCGATAATGTATCCGTTCGTTGTGTCTATGCAACAGGGAGGAGAGCCTGCTGTCCTGTTTGCATGGGAACACGTAAGGATGTTGTCCATGTCCTTGTCCATCCATCCTATGTGAATGTGCAACGCAACGATCACGCCGTAATCGGACGGGGTATCGTTTAACACATCACAGAACCAATCGATCTGATCCTGCGCATAGCAAACATATCCTCTGGGGTAGACAAAGGTCTTCTTGTTCCCGTCCACCACCAGATCCGGCGGATACTCGAACTGATTCAGAACAATGACCCTTATCTTATAGGAATCGAAGTCCTTGTAGTAATAGCAGTTCCCTTCCTCAATCTCGCCTTGTGCGAGCTGCGCATAAGGGATGTTCGGGGGAATGTATTTGTCATACAGTTCTGAAATGTAGGTGTACATCCCCACTGTCTGATCGTCACCCACCGCCCCGTCCCCGGCATCGTGGTTCCCGATGGCTGTAAGGAAAGGCTTGGTCGATCTCGCAATCGCTCTCGTATACCATGCCATGCTGTGAGGCATCGGGCCGTCAATATCTCCAAGCATGATCCCGGCATCAAACGCAGCTACGTTGTTGAGATAATCTACCATGCTCTCCATTCGTGTAGAGTCGCCGTGGATGTCCCCTGCCACAAGCATACAGAACTGTTTGTTCGTGTTCTTTGGTTGATGCCATCTGCAAGCGGCGTAAACGCCGTCAGTGGCATCCCTCATCCGGTACATGATTCCGCTTGTGGCTTCCTTGAGGTCGCCCACATCGCCCTGTAAATCCTCAACAGCCTCTTGGAGTTCCGTGATTTCCTCGGAGGCAATCGCAGAGCTGTCGAAGTTTTTGGTGAAGATATGACCGCCGGAAAACCGGACGATTACATTTCCGAAGGAATCCACAATGTCAAGATCGGTATCATACGCATCATCGTCTTTGATGAGGTTTGTGTCCTGTACCTTTCGGCTGTCGAACTCCTTCGTTTTGATATGCCCGTCAGAGAACCGCATGATTACGTTGCCGTTCTCGTCCGTGATATCGAGGTCTGCGCCCTGTGCGCTATCGTTCTTAAAAATCTCAACCTTCTGGAAGTCCCGGCTGTCGAACTCCTTGGTCTTAATATGCCCGTCAGAGAACCTCGCAATCACGTTTCCGTCCTCGTCTGTGATATCAAGATCAACTGTTAATGCACTTGATTGTCTGCTTGCCGGGGCTTGCCTTTCAACGTACTTGATAAAATCGCCTGCGGCTTTCGAGTCCGCCGCCGCTCCGCTCACTGCAAGAGATTGGTCAATAACCACTGTCGGGTCTTGGGTAATGTTCGCATCCATCCACGCCTCAACAGCAGGGGCAATGACAGATGTCGGGGCAGGATCGCCGTTATCGCCCTTGTCGCCCTTTGATCCCTTGGGGATTTTGAAGTGCAGGGTGTAATGTCCGTATTGGTCGATCTCCAATTCCACGCTGGCATCCGAACCGGAGGGAAGCATAACCGCATCTGCCGCAAGGTGAAGGAGCATTGTCCGTGCCGGAGGGATCAGTTCGTTCGGGTCATTGATTCCGCCGTAAACCTGTGTGGCAGCGAGTGCGCTCTTCCCTCTTTTCTGGAGGGTGTTGTTTGCCTCCGCTTCGAGCCAGACTTGCATTGTGCCTACGCCCTCGATGCCGCCAAGGTCTTCCTGCGTGACAACCCATCTTAATATCCCGTTTTCAAAGGTAGTGTTTGCGATATAGGCATCGTTAATCGTTTCATGCGGTCTGATGTGGACGATGCTCGGAACGCCGTTCGGCATCTGCCGCATCCACTTCCTCATGTCGATCTCGACAACCCGGAACTGATGCTCTCCTGTAAAACCGATGTCTATAGAACTTGGAAGTTTTGTGATCTCATACATGGCGATCCCCCTTATGCGATGTAATGGACAGTACATTCGTCCGTGTTCCCAGCGGTTCCACGAGTACCGGAGGCTGTCAACCTTACAGTGTTCGTTGTGGTTGTATTGGCTGTGTGGTCTGTTGTGCTTGTCGAATACGTGAACGTTATGCTGGAAATGTTCGTTTCTGCGGATACGGCAGTAATATCAATTTCATGGGAGAAGCCATAATTCCAGCGTAGGGATTGTCCGCTTGGGAACGTTCCAACAATCCCCATATCATATGTGGCTCCATTTGCAAGATTAACAACAGCACTTAACGTAGTCTGCTGCGCAGTAGTGCTGCCGTTCTTGTAAAGGTTCCCTGTGATCTTGAGCTTGTTTGCACCTTGCGCTGCAATAACGCTTTCCAAAGGAACTGTCTGTGTCCACGAATATGTAGACCCTACCCTTGACCAATTCGCTTGCGTTGTATTGTTAACGTTCTTCGTTGTGGAAAACGGAGTAGGAACCGTGGAGTTCGGCTCAAGCCAGATAATGTTATGCCCTGTAGGTGTATTAGCATCGATTACAATGTTCGGAAGCCCAAGCTCCGCAATGATGTTGCCTGCTACATTGAGGTTCGTAACGTTCAGTGTCGCAACATCGATCTGTTCTGCCGTGACTTTATATGCTTGTACAATACCGGAAGAGTCCGCCCTGAATATTGTCTGGTCGCCATCTAATTCAATAACTGAATTGCCTTGGCCAAGAATGCTTACAAGCCCCGATGTGTTCATGTTTATCTGGGTCGGGTCGATCTGTATGGTTGATCCTCCGCTTTGGAGTTTAATATACTTTCCGCCCTCAATGGTGACACCGTTTGTATCTATGGTGATGCTCGATACCTTCCCATAGCAATTCCCGACAGCCAGAGCAATCGCATCTGCGGTCTGCTCCGTTGTGCTATAGTCCCCAAGTGCTGTTGTTATTTTTGAAGCAATCTCCGTAGCGGTTTCGGATTTCGTATAATAGTTGCCAAGCTCGTCCTGTATGTCCGTCTGTATCTGACCAAGGGCGGAGGACACGGAGGTGTATGCCCCATTTTCGCCCTTGATCAGAATGAGGTTCTGTAGTTCTTTCCCAAGGTCTGTAGTCTTGAGCCTCCCGAACCTCCTGTAAATGTCATCGAAGATTTCATCAAGCTGAACGATCAACGCCCGTCCCTGTTTGTCAAAACTTTGGGGAACTCGTAGGGGCTGATGCTGCTGAATCGTGGAATACTGCATCTAATCACCTCAATCGGGGTCGATCTCAACCACCATCTGAATACCGCCTACAAGCCGCCATGTAGACAGGGCTGTATGATCCAAGGTCTCAATAATCAGACGGAACTTCCTCGCAGAGCCGCCGAACCTTATTCGTTTCTGCTTGGCAGAGAACGGAGTGACCGGAGCGGTAATGGTCTTGCTCTTTGTTTTCTTTTCCGTCTGGATGCTGAACTTAAATGTTACGGGCGCACCCTGCACCTCCGGGTTGAAGTAGATTTCATACCCTCCCTTGGCAATAGACTTCCTGCCAAAGTCCATCCAAGGCGTAGCCCATTTGGTAGGCTTGTTGATGCAATCGCCCTGCTCCCAAGAATCATAATGGATAATCATGATCTTCCCGGGCAGATCGGAGGTTGTGGCGTACAGATAATCCTCTGTCGCCATGAGGCTCTCTACATTGAAGTCTGTATATTCAAGAAAACTGTTTTCCTCAACGTTATATACGATCATCGTGTTGTTCGCTGTCGCCGTTCCCTTGGGGAACGCCAGATAATACCTGTCCTTAAACAGCGCAGCGCACATCTGATCCATTGCGTTCTTGTTGACAGTTTTCCAAATCTTCTCGATCATCGGTCTCATGTAAGGCGAAACGGAAAGCCCGTCATAAACGCTCAAGCCCTCACGCTCCGCCAAGAGAATCCGTTCCGTGTCCACGGCAACAGTATTCGGATAGGCAGTGCCTCCGCCGTACTGTTCCTTGAACGTGTACTCGCCGGGGTCTGTCCCCATGACCCTCCACACCTTATGCTTCTTGAAAGCAATAAGCTGGTTGCCAAAGGACTTTAGCCCGGTAAAGGAATCGCCGTCCCAAGAGGGCTGCTGGATAGACCCGGCTACATCCTCCGGCTCTTCCTCGTTCTCTCCGGGGGTCGCCCAATTCTGCTCGGCATCCGTCCAATTCGTAGGATCATAGGGACGGGAGTAAATGAGCATATCCGGGTCTCCGGGGATCGCACCGCCCCAAATCCTTTCGGCATATCGTTCGATCACGCCGAACTTCGGGCCTGTGCCTGCGACAGTAGGATCGGAACGTGTATCAATCACTTGCACTTTCCAATACAGGTTCGGAACTGTGGCAATGTAAGGAGGAACGATCATAATCAATCCATCCTCGGCATTGCTCATAAGGAGGACATCAACCGGGGCTTCTGAACCTTCCGGGTTAATCTCGTAGGTTACAAAGCTCCAGACATTACAGTTCCATTCTGATACGCCAGACGGGAACGCAAGCTGTGTCCATTGGTTAGTCCCGTCCTGCTTGTAGAACAGTTTCCCGCCGGAGGCGACAACCATCCAATCCTTTGAACCGGAATCGCTGTACCACCTCCGGTGGAAACGTGCCAGAGTTTCAATCTTCGCATCGAACGTGTAGTCGAGAATCTCCGGGTTCGCCATCGGCTGAAGCACACCACGGCAAGTCTCAACGTTCTGCGCTTCCATGGCGTACCGCAAATCAGATGCTATCTCCTCGGATTGCCGGAGACCAGAGAAAGAAGGAATCCAGACATCCGCATCGTAGGCGTGAAGTGTAAAGTACGCCATTTAAATCACCTCGGTATGTTGTAGAAGTTTTTGTATTTCTTTACGCTGCCGTCCTCGTTAAGACCGTTCTTTCCACCCATGTCAGCGAGCTTCGACAGCATTTCTTCAAAAGCAGCCCGGTAAGCCATGCCCCGGTTCTGCTTCTGGGGATTTCCGTTTCTATAAATCAACCATGTTGCCCAATCAGCGATGAACCGATGAATCCACTCGGGGATGTTCGGCTCGTCAGTATCTTCTTCGAGCTTCGGGTAATCCGTAGACGGAACGTGCTGGCTATCCCAGACCACAACAATCCGGTCATACCCTTCGTTGATGTAATCGTTGATATGTGGCGTGAAATCCCCAAGATCGTCCGCATCGTTATTCGATTGGAACATTACCTGTTCTTGAATCTCTGATAGGGTCATGGTTCTCACCTCACAGCTTGGGGTATCTCTCTTTCAGCGCAATGAAGACGGGAACAGGGATGTCCACCCACTCACCACGCAGCACTTTGTAACAGGTCTCTCCACGTTCGTTTGCAAGAGTAACGTGTTCATACTGATCGACCTTGACTCCCTCGTCCCCGGAGTCTTCGAGCTTCTGGAGGAACACCCTCACACGGGGGCCTTCATACTTTTCTTTCTTCGCCGGGACAGCGGTAGTAAGGGATGCCTCAAACTCCTCACTCGGGGCAAGCAGTTCGTCCAGCATCTCCATGTCTTCTTCCAGCTCCTCATCGAGTTCTTCATCGACATCTTTCTGGAGTGTAGGTGCTTTTTTAGGCATAATTGTCTCCTTCCTTATGTTGCAGTAATAGTCACTGCACTTGCAATTTCGTCTGTAACGGTATTGCTTCTGTAATACAGAGTGAACGTGAAAGCATCTGCGCCCTCCGGCACAGCGACTTCTCGTGGGCCGTTTGTAACGGTTGAGTCATATGCGTTTTTATCTCCGCCAACCCACTTGGCACAGTTATAGGTAGTATCTTCCTCTTGGGTATTTACAAAGAACACGGTAACCTTAATGTTGTCCGGCACATCGAAATATATCTTGCTTGCGCCGTTCAGAAGAATCGGGTAATAAGTTTCGCCGTCCCCGGTTGCGTTCCGAATAGGAAGATCTGTCTGGGATGTGCCATAGCCAGCGGCATACGGGCCATTTCCGTTTTCAATCTGATCTCGCCTTGAATCACCGCTTCCTGTGCCGGATGTATAGGAAGAAAGTTTGTATGCAAAAGCTATCGGAGTAGGCGCATTGCCGCCGCTTGCGGCTTTCATGAACATCAGCTTTTTAAGATTCACTTCCGCCACCACCCAGAGCGCAAATCTTGCACCACTCGGAACCGGAATCTCCTTCCTCGTCATATGCATACACATCACCTGTATTTACTTCGAGGAACGTAGACCCTGTGGCAAGGCCAAGCGGCTTATCATCCGTGGACAGCCCTGCCAATTCTTCATAGAAAGCTCCGTCCGGGAGGACTTTCCGATTCAGAATCCGTACCATTGGAATCATCCTTTCTTAAAAAAGTTGGGGCTACCCGAAGGTAGCCCCTTGGCAGAAGAAGGTTAATCAGACACACCATGCTCAATACGCACGATGAAGTCATCCTGAATGACAGCGCAGGCGAAGAAGGGTACCTTCCACGCAATCGTTCCACGCTGTTCGAGGGGGTCGAGGTCTCCAGATTTTCCCAAATCATGGACGATGATCCTGATGTTGGGCTTGCCCTTTCCGCCCAGCTTAACCATGCCGAAAGCATCCTGTCCGTAGATGATGGTCGCATGGACTTCATCACCGTTGGAAGCGCCGCCGGACGGGATGATAGCTACGCTCTGGGCGTAAGTCCACTCGTCCGTGACGGAGGAGGCAGGATTCCAGCGGAACTTGATCGCAGCCGTGGCAGTGCCGGGATCAACACGTTCGATGCACATGGGGGTCACATAATGGACGGTGGACTTAACGTATTCCACATACACCATCTTGCCCGTCAGCGCACGAGCCTGATCCGTGGTCAGGGCGGTAGCGGTGGCAACGGTCAGGGTACGATTATCCCTGTTGTACACGCCCGTCATGTTCTCACCAGCCAGAGAGGTGATCGCATCCACCAGATAGGTTTCAGCCTTGAAGACCTTGGCGTTATCCACTTCAAAGAACTTCACCTTGTAGATCGTGCCAAGTTCATACTTCTGAACTCGGGTGTCGCTCTGGTAGACGGAGACATCCTTCCAATGGTTATCTTCCGTCAGATCATAGTAGGTCTCATGGGAGATCTTGGAATGGAAATAACCGTCAGCGAACGGCTGCGCACCCTTGATCTTCAGGTTGCGGACAGCCTTTTTGATCACCGCATAGGTCAGGATGTTGGACTTCGTGAGGGAAGCACGGGAGGTCACAGTGCCGGGGTACATGACGTTCAGGCCAGCGCAGATCGCATCACGGCCCACGGTATCGATGGACAGGCGAGCCTGCCGGGTCAGCCGTTCAGCGATAGCCTTGGTCTTCTTGTCGATGTGCCACAGGTCGAGTTCATCGGTGTAGCCCATCCAACCGCCGTAGTTCTTCGTCATGACGGAGAAGGCGGTTTCAGTGAGCTGCTGACCGTCAGGAGTCACACCTTCGTACAGGGGCTGGGTCACAGCAGGCAGTTCGGTGTAACGGAAGAACTGAACGTGTTTGCCGTTGTTCTTCGGCTGCTCGATCATCACAGCATCCTTCATGTAGCCCAGATTGGGTTCCACGTTCTTCAGCGCATGGCGCTGCATATATCCCTCAATCGGGAGTGTCGGGCGGATTCCACCGCTATAGGAATAGTTCATGTTTACAGTAGGCATAGTACGCTCTCCTTTTTACTTAAAGGTGTAGCGCACCCCCTTGTCGAGTTGCTTTTCTATCCTGTCAAACTGTTCGTCACTCATGGACATAAAAGCGTTTGGCGTTGCGTTAGCAGCTCCGTTGGGGGAGCGCATAGGGGACGGAGGCTTTCTCTTCGGCTTGGCTCGCATCATTTCAGCGACCTCATAGAAGTCCAGCTCTCCGCTTACAACACGCCTTTTGATGTCCTCGTTGTTCATAAACTCGGAGATGACATCCGGGCCACCCTTGGAACGGATCTTATCCGCCTGTTTTTTCAGCTCGTTAATACGAGTTTCGGTTTCGATCTGCTCCCGGGAGACGAACTGACCCTGTTCATTCCGGGGCTGCTGCTGCGGCTCTTCAACCGGAGCCTGCTGCCCGTTCTTGAGGCGGACGAACTCACGGGCTGTTTCGATGTCCGCAATCTTACGGGATCGAACCAATTCCTGTGCTTCGTCTTCCTGCATCTTGGCAATGAGCGGAGCGATCTGCGCATTGAACTGCTCCTGCTGCTGGGCAAGAGCCTGCGCCACCGCTTTATCCACTGCCTTTTGAACCCTCTGTTTAATCCAGCCCGGTTCCTTCGGGGGTTCGGGTTCTGGAGTTTCTTCCTCTTCTTCGGAATACTCCTCGTCTTCGACTTCCTCGTCTTCATCGGGAAGCTCGAGTTCTTCCTCGTCCGGGAAGTCTTCATCATCGGACTCGTCCGCTTCGACAATGCCATCCGGTAGAGTGTCGTCCTCTACAGCATCATCGAACTCTTCTTCGACCATGGTCTCGTCAAAATCCATTATTGGACTCCTTTCGCACTCCTGTGAAAACGCAGGCAGTGTGTAAAATATATAAAACCCTGTGAAAACGCAGGGTTTTACTCATTTATGGTTCCCGTTCTTTAGCTTCTTGAACGGAGCCTTGGGGACGGGGCTATGTTCCCACCAATTTTCATATTCCCAATCGTATCCAGCGTTTATTCTCCTTACAGCCTGCTTTCCCTTCTGCTTAATACGCTTTAAGTTTTCCCTTGGCGTGTACTGCGCCATAGGAGAAGGCTCATCGACAAAGTTGGCTGAATTAAGGAAACGCATGATTTCTTGTTTTTCACGAAAGGCATCGGCAATCTTTTGCCTATCGTCCTTTTTCATTATCTTTCCCATAACTCACCTCACGTCGGCAGCGGCATACCTGTCTGCTGCCCCATTGCATTTCTGGCGGCATCTACAATGGCGGATGTAGTTTCATCGCCGCCGCCCTCTGTGGCAACCTTGTCAGACGGGGAAGCGTTATTGCTCCTCCTCCGGCTCATCGTGCCAAGGGCGTTCTTCGCTTGGTTAAGACCAGCCTTGAGGTTCTGGTTCTTTTCTGCCATGCTCTGCATCTGCTGCTGCATCTGCTCAAGCTGCTGTTGCATCTGCTGCATCGCCTCGGCGTATTTCTCATCCGCCTCGATAACCGGGATGATCCGATCCTTCCCGTCAAGGTTGCACATCTTCAGCAGTGAAGAAAGTTTAATCGGATACGGTGTCTGGGCAGCCATCGAATAGGCTTCCATAAACATCTGGTTCTGGTTGGCGATCCGCTGCGGGTCACGGGAGGAAATCTCAACCTGAACTGTGTAGGGCGGAGGAACATTCTTCTCGCCCCTCTTGCCGAACAATATTTCGGGGTCATAGACCAACTGCCGCTGACCCCTCCGCCCGGTAATCATCATTACTCTGCCTTTATCGTAGAACTGATAAATCAGCCAGAGGATCTGCTCAACCATCTGCTTAAAACCGTACTTCAGTTGTTCTGTGCGCATGGAGGAGATTTTGCCGCCAGCCTGAATCAGGGAGTTAATGGCTTTACCGGAGACGATGCCCCCTGTGGTCTCGCCTCTCGTGAATTGGTTTGCGCCGGAGTCCGCCTTTAAGTCAGACTCCATCATTGTCATTAACTCGACAATCGTGTGGTTGAACGGAGGGGATTGCATCCATCCCCAATCCTCGCCTTGGATAATCCGCTGACCCGTGATGATATCGACCCGCCAATCCGACAGGGCATCCTTGTCAATCCCGGAGCCTTCCTTAATAAGCATCCTGCCCTTGGAAGCCATCCGGGCGTTCATATCGGCGTATGCGGCGTATCTGTTGATATACCGCATCATCGTGACCAATTCACGAACCAGCCCCAGCCCGGGGAGCGAACCTTCCTGCGAATCGTGGATATCGATCACGAACGGGTACATCCCGTGCATATACACATCGGTCTGCACATCCAGAAGTGCGTTGCCTGCGGCGTAGGCTACGTTGATCTTGTACCGATGGGACTTACGGTCATAAGTCCTCCACCAATACTCAATCAGCCTCGCCCGTTTATCATCGTTCTGATGATCCGCATCCAACTGCCCTTCTGTCTTACCGACATCGCTTTCGCCCTCGTCACAGCCGACATACTTGCCTGCCTCGTAGTGTTCCCGAAACCAACTCAATGGATGCCAAGAAACCTTCATGACCGCACGGGCATCTTGGATGTTGTCAACCATCGGATCCCACAGGAAACTTTCGATAGGCCATCGGATAATCGCAATGTCGCCCTTGCCGAAGTTCATATCCTCGTCCCAAGCGACTTGCAATACCGCCGTTCCTGTGCCGTAGAAGTCCTCGCATCTACGGTAGTGAATCTGTTCAAAGTTGTTGGCGCAGTAGACAACGTGATGCACCATATCCTGAAGATCATCAGCAGCATCTTGGAGATCGGCGGTCTCCGGGAGGAGTTTCGCCTCCGGCATACTCAACATCTGATCCGCCACTACATTGTTAATGGTAGACTTCAGAGTCTGTAATTGGAGGGTCTCCTTGCCGTTTTCCTCAATGGTCTGCTCATCATCCTGATGAGGGTCTTTCATGTGCAGGATGTCTCGGCACTCCATTGCCTCGGAATGGAAGTCCTCGTTCATCTGCTGGAAGATATCGAACCTGTCATAGATCAAATCCAACAGGGCTTTGTCTTCCTCGTCCAACTGCTGCTCTTCAAGAAAATCGCCCTCTTCATCGAAGAGGGTCGGGACATCCGGGTATTCTTTTTTCATAACAACACCTCGCAAAAAAATAAAGGCACGGGAGAAACAGGAGTTACAACCTTTCTATTTTTATTTCGCACGTTGCCCGTGCCTTTATTCATCAAAAGGAGTGGGAGGAATATACTTCCTCGGCGGTTTCTTGGATGCCGTGATTGGGTGATCCATGAAAAAATATCTGGTGGCATCGTAATCGTGGTCTTCCGCTTTTGTATCAACGTCCTCAACCTTCTTCTCGTCATACGGAAGGTTCGGAACCGTGCGTATCCAATCCTTACAGGTATTGAACACATACATCTTTGGATAACCGTTCTCGTCAAACCGCAGCCTTTCATGAACCTCCATTTTCCCCGGTAGCCGGGATTTATCACACTTGGAGAACACAACGCCCTTATGCCTCCCGTAATAACCTGGAGCCATCTGGTCAGCTATAGAATCACCTCGGTCTTTGTCAAAGATCGAGGTGTCGGCAACACGTAGTATTTTTAAATTGTTTTCAGCTTCGTACTCTTCCCTCTCCAAGATTCCCTCCATAATCTGGATGGGAGTAATCTCAATTCCCTTGTCCGCCTTTCCGGGAACACATCCATACCATTCACGATATAAATACGCCGTTCCATTTGGCGAAATCGTCCACCATTGGCAGGCGAACGGGTCGGAATAACCGTAATCGAAGGAAAAGTAACGAGGCCAATCCAAAGGAATATCAAACGGCTCGATAACATGAGTCCACTTCCGGTCAAGATAGTGTTCAGGAGCATTCCTGAACTCCTTGAATACCTGACCTTCAAACGAATCCCAATCGCCGTTCAATAACGCCCGTCTCAAGGCTTCCGGCTTCTGTTCCAACTCAAACACGTAGTCATCCGTGATGTACGGGTTCTCCGTGGCTAACGCCGGAATGTATTGAGTCCTGATTATCTTTGACTTATGCAGCGCCTCGGAATAGATCTCCTGCTCTTGGATCTCCATGTACGGCCCTGCATCCACAAACATCGTCTTGACCCACGAATGACCGATATTGCCCGGGTTCGATGCGCTTCGGACAATCGGTACAACGCCAAGGCTCTTCTTGGCACGTAAGCGTGTTTTAAGGAAATCATATATCGATTGCTCAAAGGATGTCAGCTCGTCAAAATATAAAAATTGAATCTCAATACCGGAATATTTAAACCTGTCCGCTTCATTCTCACAATGACGGAACAGGATCTTTGATCCGTTCTTTAACCGGAATTCGTGCCGACCAGCGTTGTATGTGGCAATCTCCTCCGGGTAGGATGCCTGCGCTTCCTTAATGTCAGTATCTTCCAATTCGGCATATGACCTACGAAAAACAACCGCCGTGGTTTTTGGATTCGTGAGACATCTGAAGAAAGCATCCATAATCAGAGCTTTGGTCTTACCCCCGCCTGCGGCTCCTCCGTATAACACCTCGTTTGCTTTCGATGCATGGAAGAACTTCTGCTTCGGCGTTGGTACGTAGTTAATCGTTATCATTCATCCGGTGTGCCTAATTCTGGCATCCCTTCTACTTTGATTACAACCGTACCATCATCGACACCGCTGGTCAGCGCCTTGCTCTGCTGCAAAACATCGTTCGCAGCCTTATTCGCAAGCCATGGTTGGTTGGAGTCGATTTGCTCTGACAGCTTCCTTAACGCTCTCCCTACGTGGGCAATAGACCACTGTTGTATTAGCGTTCTGTAATACTCTTGGAACTTCTCGTCCTTTCGCAACCTTTGTAGCCTCTGCTTCGCAGCTTGAATCTGATTCTTCTCCGTCTTTTGAGGCCACAGCTCTTTCACCATTTCCTCATCAGTATAGCCTCGGAACATCATGTCCGCTGCGTTAATCTGCCAACCCTGCAAAAAACCGGGTCGCCTTGCTCTGTAATTTCCCATGGTAGGTACTCCTTTCAAAAACCCCGGTGGGTAAGGATTGGGGTGGTGCGGAGGTATTTTATATATGTAAAACGTGCGCTGGGACTCCGGGTCACGATTCCGACCCCCGGGGCTTCGCCCCGACCACCCCCTGCCGGGTTGCCTCTCACCGTCCCTGTAGGGGACGGTGGCTGCTCAAAAATTGCCGTCGGACAGACCGTCTGGCGGCATTTGTGCTTCCAGCACAAATGGGCCACAAAATGTTGGGGTTAACTATTCGTAAAACTACTGTTTTACGAATAGTTCCGTCAGCTACAGCCAGCGGCGTAATGGGGGGCAGGGGGGCTTATGCTCTTGCATTGAGCTATCGTCCTCTCTGTTACCAGCTTGAAGAAAAGATCAGTGGGCTTCGTGGGTTTCTTAACCCTACGGGTTTAGAAACCCACGGCGGTGGGTGTTAGGATGTGGCTGCCGGACGGGACGACGGTTCCGGACGACACCGAGAAAAATAAATCAATCACAAAGGAGTTATGAGCTATGAATACCACAAAGAAGAACATCCCTGTTAATCCAACTGTCAAGTATGATTCCCTTCTCGCTCTTGTATCTCGTATCGACACTCTGCAGAAATCCGATATTGCAGAGAAGTGGATCAAGGCTAATACCGTCATTACCCAAGCTCAACGGTATCACCTTCTGACCAACCTGTACTTCCAGAAGTCCCTTGTCTATGACAAGCTCGAGAAGGTTGCTCGTACTCACAAGATCGGCAACCCTCACAGGATTGTCATTCCCGGAGTACGTGAGCTGAAAGTGGGGTGATTGAATGGCTTTTGTTAAGTACACAGATAACGGTGAAGTGAAGTACGCTTCCCTGTCTGAATACGTCCTCACCGAAGATGGTGGGATTGTAGGCAGCAACTATTGTGATGCCTATGACATTCCCGGTGAAAACATCATCCAGATCGTAATCGCTTAAGGGAGGTGAAACATTGTGAGTAGGGAGCCGTGGAAACATAGTTCCCTATTCACAGTGCTTCAGCACTGAATATTAAAAACATTGGAGGGCTAACACAATGGGTATTCGTAAAGATCGTAGGAACGTTCCGGCTGTCACGCTGAATAGCGTACAGGGCTACCATCAGGGTGGCTATGGCTATGAGGACTATGCTTTTGCTGGGTTCAAGAGCAACAAGTACTTCACCTCTGACCGCTTTATCCCTCTGGATGCTAATCACAATCGTGCCGATGGTAAGCCGATTAAGGGCTGGGGTATCGAGTTTGAAACGGAGTGCTGGTCTATCAAAGACCATAATGCCGTTGCTGACATTCTCCAGAACATCGTCTTCAAGCCCTTCCCAGATGATCTGTTCAAGCTGCAGTATGACTCTTCCCTTGGCGTGGATCAGGAAATTGATTCTTGGGGCGATGTCGAGGTCGAAGGTGCTATCGGCGTTGAATGCATTACACAGATCATGACCAAACAGTTTATCCGCAACAACTATCGCAACTTCAAGCTGATGTATGATACCTATTTCCGGCGTTTCAGGTTCTCTTGCGATCAGACCGGGAATTGTGGGATGCACGTCAATGTATCCAACGCCATCTTTGGCGATACCAGAGAAAAGCAGATTGAGGCTATCCGCAAGCTGCACTATTTCATCAACAAGAACTATAGCTTTTCCTGCGAACTCCTCTGCCGTGACGAAGATCACACCGGATACTGTGAAGAGATGTACTACGGCGATGCAAAGAATATGCGTATCGAAGGTGGCTCTCATGGCACTTGCATGAACTATTCACACTTCGATGCCGGACGTGTTGAGATTCGCCTTGTCGGTGGACAGGGGAATTACGTGGAGTTCCGTAACACCATGGAGACAGTGTTCTTCCTCTGCGAACGGATGAAAAAGATCTCTTGGGATGACCTCGACGATATGGCGAAGGTCTTTAAGGGATGCAATCAGTACGTCCTCAAGAGGCTCAATCGCTATGGTTGCCGCAGCAAGCTCACCGAAGCTGTGTTTGGCTCCATCGCCCAGAACGTCAAGGTGGAGAATCTGGAGCTTGTATAAGCTCCAGACCCCCTCTTGGGGGCATATCACAGATACGAAAAATATCACATCGATCAACAAGGAGGAATGTAAAATGTGCATTATCGCTGTAAGTAAAAAAGGTGTTCGTCAGCCGTCTCTGGATCAGTTAAGGATTATGTATGACAACAACCCCGATGGAGCCGGATATATGTTTGCCAGAAGCGGCAAAGTCCATATTCATAAGGGATTCATGACTTGGGAAGACTTTGAAAGGTCTGTCAAGGCTGAAAACTTCACAAAAGACGATCCCGTTGTCTATCACTTCCGTATCTCTACACAAGCCGGAGTAAATCCGCAGATGACTCATCCGTTCCCGTTAACTGAAGATCTTCCGCTTTGCGAAGCTCTTGACCTTACTTGCCCTATTGGCTTGGCTCATAACGGAATTATCAGTATGACCTCTTTCCAGAAAGAGGTTCGGTATTCCGATACGGCATACTTTATCTCTTGGTATATGACAAGGCTTATACGCAACAGCGACGATATCTTTGACGAATCTATCAAAGACATGATCGATGTGCTTACTAACAGTAAGTGGGCGATTATGGACGGAGAAACAGGAGAAATCGCAACTGTTGGCAAGTTCCAGAGCAGCAAGGGACTTCTGTTCTCAAACGGCTCGTACTTGAAGTCCTACAAGAAGTACACAATCCCTACTGTATCTCGTTTCTGCTGCGATGATTATTATCTCGGAGCTTATGGCGGAACACCTTGGTATGACTACGACCTCAAGGAATAATCTACAAGCTGTCCTATCGGCTATACGGGGAGAAAGGATTACACCTTGGAACGTAAAGCGATTATCGGCGTTGGCGATCTGTCTTGCAATCACCCGTTCTCTGTCGCATTGTTCCCTGTGGGCAAAAAGCCTTGCGATGGATTCTGGAAATACTTTCAGTTTGAATCCGATGCAATCGCTTTTGCTGTGAAGTATGCAGACACCATTGAACCATCAAACAGTTACACACAATACCGTAAATGGATGTACAAGGAGTGATAAACCATGACAATCGTTGACCTTCTTCCCCGTGTAGTTATTGGCTGTTCAATCTATCGTGTATACAAGGATTGGAAAATCGGACGGGTCTCTTGTGGTATATGGCTTGTTTACAGACCGAACATGGAGTTTGCGTTTTCCACATCCAACGTTGAAAAGAGCCTCAAAGTGATTGATGAGCTTATCCGTGAAGATGAATTACTGATGGAGGTGTAATTATGCTCTATTTAATCCTGTTTCTCGCTGTCGCTGCTTATGATGTTTACGCTTGGATGAAAGGAGAATGACTATGGACTTTAGGATCAATTACTACTTCACCCGTAATTCGCAGACCTTTGTGAACATTACCCGGAATGGTCGGAATTACGATATCCCCTGTAAAGTCGATGGACTCAATCGTCCTTCCTTCCGGTTCCGCCGCAAGGTTTACAGACCGGATTGTAGGCTCGAATGGTATCCGCAATGCCTTGATTTTTAAGGCTTGCGCCCAGATTTGGAAACCCACAACTGTGTGTGCTATGATGTGACCAACGAAAACGCCGAACACGGCAGAAAGAAGGGCTAACATGATTACGGAAAACATTATCAAGTATCTCGAAGAGAACGAAGACCTCTTCAACAGGCTCATAGAAGAGCTTGACTCTTGGAATGGCTATCTCGGTGATGATCGGTGGATTCCTATGGATGAGCTTGATGAAATGCTCCACCACGAATCCCCCTCGGATATCATCAGAATGGTGAGTTCTGACTTCGATCTGAACGATATCTATTTCCGGTTTGACGGGTATGGGTGTCTCGAATCCTCATACTATCTGGACTATACCAACTACCTTGACGAATACTTTGTCAAAGAACTCATGGACAAACGTTCACATATCGATATAAACGATAAGGAGCTTGAATATATGCTCGATGAGTTGGAGGAGGAATGATCTAATGAAAGATGCTTGTAAACAGTGTGCTTGGTATTGGAAAGACTTTGATACCGGAGAATATTGTTGTCATAACAGGTGTGAAGATACACGTGACGATTGCCTTCTCGTGGAAAAGGAGTGTGAACAAGATGGTTGAACGGTCAATCCCCTACGAACAACGTAGGGAACAGGCTCGTCAGGCAGCTTTTGAATGGCTGATCAATTCCGGTGGTCGCAACTATTCAAGCAAAGAGCTTGCCGAATGGAGTTCGTTCTTTTACTTGCTTGGCAGTAAATATGAACTCTTGGAAGAGTTCCGGGAAATTGGAATTATATGAGGAGGTGTAAATCATATGTGGAATCAGCGTTTGCTTGACAAACTTGATGAAATTTACATGGGTCAATGTGAGTCTGCCTATGAGATAAATCTCGTCCGTAACTGCTTGATATTCTACGGGGAAGATATTTACGGCGACCATTACGATATCGGTTTTGATACCATCATGAAATACAGAACGGGTTGTAAAACCAACCCGTTTGTATGGATTGAATACTCTCCTACACGAGAAGATGTATATCAGAAAGAGGTGTAAATGAATGACAGTTGGCAATGTTTACGATAAAGGCGGTGTAATTGCTGATGAATAAGGCTTGGTTTATAGACTATAAACGTGCGGATTGGGATCACAACTACATTGTGATCCACGCTCCAGACAAGGCAGAAGCACGTAAAATGCTCAAGCGGCACATAGAACTTTATACAACTCCAGAACAACGGATCGGTTTTTGCATTAACCACATCACAGAGTGGAATGTAAATAACGTGCCGGACGATTGGAAAGAGCTTCCAGAAGAAGGTGATGCGTATGCGTCAACTTGAGAATATTATCGCCTTCTTGCTCATTCTCCTGTTTATTAAATCCCTTTTGTCTTGACACTATGTGGTACAATCACAAACGGGGGTGTAATTATGACAGGTGAAGAATTGAAAAGAGCAAGAATTCGCAAAACACTTACGCAGAAACGTCTCGGCTTAATGCTTGGATATCGTTTAAGTACAGCAGATACTGTAATTCAGAAGTGGGAGTATGGTGAAAGACCAATTCCAATGAAACACTTCAGAATGCTGTCAAAGATCCTTGAAGTTCCGATTGAAAAGTTCATACCATAAGCAAAAGCCCCTACACGATCTTGTGCAGGGGCTTTTTTTACCCAATAGCATATTATCACTCAACAGGTGGTAAATCAAGACACCTTATTTTTCCGGGCGTAGAACGTTTTTCTCCGCATCTGCCGCACGATTCCTCTTCCCTCTTGTAAATGTGCAGGCACTTGTTGCATATCGTGTATTCACACAAACTGCCGGAGATCATTTTCTCTCCTTGAAAACTGACCCTCTCGCCATTCCTCAAGCCGTCCACGGCTTTCTGGAAGTCAGATTCTGTAAGATATCCGTCATTCATCGGTTTCAGCTCCTTGCAAATGCTTTACATCTTCCCACTTAATCTTTACGATCACCCGGTTCCCACATCGATCCTTCAGCTCCACAAATGGCCTGCCCACAAGCCCTTCCATTTCGTGTTTCCCGTTGCCGATATGGGACATGGGATGGTTTTTCATAAACTCAACAGCGCTGCTGATTGTTCCGTATGCCACAATCGGCACTGTTTTTACGCCGAATGCTGTAGCAATGTCATACACGTTGCTTCTTTCCAGATAATTCCCACAGATCATGACATCAAACACCCGGAAATCCACACTTTTACCGTCATCTGTGTAATCACCGCCGTTCTGGATCTTTGCTCCGTATCCTTCGCCAAAGATGATAACCTCTTTGTCTCCGAACTTTTGCTCGAATATCTGCTCGTTTTCGCTCCCTCCGAACAGCTCGTTAAGCCTGTTTACAAGAGGAGCTGGAATCTGGGCTTTATCCGTCCTTCCTCCGAACTCTACCTTGTGACCGTCCCAATGTACCC